CGGCCCCTAGCCATTTAAATATACTGCCACCACCCCTTCTTGAACTTTTATCTTCCGGGTTAGTACTACGCGGGAAACTTGTAACAGCATTTGCAATAGGATTAACAAATCTAGCTTGAAAATTATAATCACTAAACGTGTTAGTGTTGTTCATCATATTACTAGCACCCAAATAAGGTAATACGTATTCCCAATTAGTAGGTTGAACTGTGTATAGTCCTTTATACACATTCATATACTCGGTGCCGATATTTGATAAAATATCGTTTCTGTTGGGGCTTATATCTATACCACTATTATTATTATCGGTACGTAATGCTGTCTCTAAATCTGTTTTTACATTAGGGGCAGCGTTCAGACTGAGAGCGTTTGTAATTTTATCTATTATTGCGTTTGTCGCAAGGTTACTAGCAAATCCAACATTTTCAGCTACTCCGCGAAAAGTTTGGTACGCTCCATTGAGTTCACTAGCCTGTGTTAATCTATACTCAATTAATCTTAATTTAGGCACATACGCTCTAGCATCATCTGTAACAGTCCAAGGATATAATCCATGCACATTAACCACCCCGGTAGATGTTTTTACTCCTGCTTTCCACGCCGCTACTCCTCGAGTAGGATCTGAGTTTGAACTTTGTTCAGAGCCTGCAAATCCATCAGTGTTGGGTACTAATTTTGGCGCGCCTGCAAATGAGCTTTTGGATGTCTCGTCTTTGAATAAATTTGTAGGAAATGTACTCATATTATACTAATGCTTCTCTATAAGAATTATCTCTTCTGGTTTTGTTGCGATCAAGGTATATGTAATCTCTAGTTGAAGTGTCTCCGTTAGAACTGTTATTATTACTTACGTTAGTTATATTACTACTGCCTACGTTTGTGTCTCCACCGGATTGATTAGTTTCCATTACAGAAGTTAGCTTTTTTACAGAGTTATTAAGATCCTTCATATCAATAGTAGAGGTATTATCTGTAGATGTTTGAGTGGGGGTACTTAAAGGTAAAATATCAGGAGGTACTGCGTTTAAATTATTATCCTTTATTTCGTCTCTATAGTCTATTAAACCTGGTTTGTAAGCTTTAATAGTATTTTTAGCATTTGCTGGATCAATAATATTAAAGCTCTCAGCTCCTATTGCCCCCTTATATAGTTCAGGATTTTTTTGTATTTTAGAGTTAAATAAATTAACACTAGCTTGTACAAATGCATCTCTTTCTTTTTTCTTACCTTTTCCAGCAAGTTCTTTAGGGATAGCGACAAGTCTACCGTATTGGTCTTTAGTGTATGCTATATCTTGAGTAACAGGAGAGACTGTTTCATATTGTGGTGCAAGACCTTGACCAAAAAATGCGCCACCTGTTGAACCAAATTTACGATCTGTTGCGCGCTCAAAAGTAGGCTTACCTATTTTTACGTCTTCCTCTTCTTCAGTAATATTTTTGTCTACCCATTCCCGAGCCGGTCCTTCTGCAAGTTTTACTGCAGCAGCTCCGCCTCCAACTGCTCCAGCTAAACCTGTTACAGGCGCCGCCGCTCCTCCAACCGCTCCGCCTACAATACCACCTGCAGCAGCTCCGCCAGTGGCGGCAAGGGTAAGATAATCAATATACGCATGAAGCTTTCTAGCTTCTAACATAGTTATTTTACCGCTTTTAAGTTCTTCATCAATTTCGTAATGTTGCTTTACAAAGTCATATACCCCGTAAGCTGCCAAACCATAACCGAGCACAGTTGCTGCGGTGTTTGCTTTACCAATCGTTCCTTGAGTAGATTTAGGTATTTCATACCATTTACGGGGGCCTGAAGCAGGAGCAGTAGTAGTAGTAGCTGGTAACTTAGGTACAGAGTCTTTTGCGGTTGGAGATACACTATTATCTACAAATTTAACATTATCTGGAGTAATTTTTGTAGAAGCTGGTGGTGCAGGTTCATTATGTATTCTAGCCCACTCTGCTTTTTGCACTTCAGTCCAGTTATTAGATGACCCCCCGCGGTTACCACCGGAACCATCTCCGCCAGAGCCACCACCTCCAGGACCTCCACCGGAACCACCACCAGCTTTTCCATTATACTCAGAAACAACATTAACAGATTCTCCTGTAGTTTGATTTGTCCCTGTAGTAGGTCCAGTTGTACCAGCAGACCTAGTAGTAGGTCCTTCAGATGTTATACTTCCACGCCACGCTTCTTTAGCGGTTGCACGTTGCCTACCGCCTTCCTCCGAGAAGTCACCTGCCGGAACAAGTTCTCTTGGAGCTTGAACTTCTGCGGGCCGGGTGGTAGTAACTTCTGCTGGTCGTTTGGTAGTAACCTCCGTCACTCTTTCAACAAACGGATTTGTTCGTTGTGGTGGTTTTGCGACTGGTACATCTGCTGGCTTTGCTGGCTTTGCTGGTTCTGGCTTTGCTGGTTCTGGCTTTGCTGGTTCTGGCTTTACAGGTGCTTTCTCAGGTTGAGTAACGTTAGGTTTAGTAGCAGGGGTATTCGGAAACTCTTCTGGGGTAATAAACGGGTACTCATTTGGAGATGTCGGGGATTCCGGAGTTATTTTTCCGGGAGATTCTGCAGGGGTCGTAGTATTGACTTCAACCCCTGCCCCAGGTACCTTTATAGCGTTTTGCTTGTTAGTCTTGAGCGTGGTCTCTACAGCCTCAGTTGCAGTTTCAGTTGCAGTTGCAGTTGCAGTTCGGGTTTTAGCAGCCGCCACAGCTGCTGCTACTGCGGCAGCGGTAGCAATAGTAGTTGCCACTGGTATTGATACAAACGTAGGCAACATCGAAGGCATCTTTGTGCCGCAATCCGGACATGGATCACATAACTCTACACAATCGTCTTCAGTCTTTTTTTCTGGTTTTAAATTAATACAATTCTTAAAAAGTTTGCATAACTGACGAAGAGCTTCATCCCCGTACTCCATTACCTTTACCGGCTGTAAAGTTGGTACTCGAAGAGCTTCAGCTGCTGTTTCAGTATCCTCATCTGAATCAGTATCTGTAGAGCTACTTTCTACTTTTTTGTTTTTAAAAGCATCCATCATGCTTTTAATAAAAGCCCCTTCTGTAGTGCTACTAACAAACCAATCTTTAACTTTATTACTACCAGTATTTTGCTTTTTATTCTGCTCGAGTATAAACTTATTATTTTTATCAATAATAGTATTTAAAGAGCGTAATGTGCTTTGAGTTATTACTTCTAGAGTCTGCCCCTGTAGAGTTTGTATGCTCTGTATTAAACGAGCATTTTGAGCTTTACTACTTTCTTGTAAGGCAATAGTGCTATCAATTAATTTGTTATATCTATTAGAACGGTCTTGTATATCTTTTGCAGCAGTTGCAAAAAACCCTATAGTTTTTGAAAACGAATCTGTAGACTTTTTTAAGTCATTAATTGCAGTTAAAAAATTATCAGGGAGCGCTTTTCTTTCATTAGGAAAGCCGCCTTTTTTACTCTCCCGGCGTGCTTTTTCGGTACGAGTTGAATCAGCAACATTCGAATCAGGTGAAGGTTTTGGATTACTCGAAGACTCTGCATTGTCGTTGCCGGCCATATACAATATTTAGGTGCATGGATTGACTTTAAGAATCGTTTAAGTTAAATAACGAGCTATCCAATGGAACTATAGCAGGCTTAGTTTGACCTTTAGCATTAGTACCAGTAAAAGTTAAAAGCTGTCTTTGTAGGTTTGTCGACTTTTCTACGTACTGCATTATATCTTTAACCAAAGAAATAGGTAATTTTTCTAAAACTTGATAACGTTGATCGTATTTTAATGTTTTATAGTTTAAGGGAGTAGCTTTACCTTCAATTTCAACGGTAATTTCTTTAATAAACTTTGAAATTTCTCCAATAAAAGCATCTCCAACTGCCTCTACTGCATTTACTTCTTCAGTACGAGTACCAAGCGTTTTACCTCTAATTTGTTTTTCGTTTTCATACTGCTCTGTAATGGTCGGTAAGCTTATATTAACTGTGTATGCCGAATCCGTAAAGTTTGCTGTTAACGGGAACTCTATTGCTTTGCTATTATCTACTATAGTAGAGAGATCCATAGAATAGTCTTCATTATTAATTAAAGCACTATAGGTGCCACCGTGATTAGCTACTCTTAATTGTATTATAATGGATATACTATCTAGATAAGTTAAGTTCTCTAACACACTGGTATCTAAGCAGTTTTCAGTTATAATCTCATATATTGCATACACAAGACGGGTCTGAAATACAGGGTTATCTATAACAGTTTTTAGTAGACGTTTCTGTTGACCAGTGTTAATGTTTTTAAATTTAACTTCTCTTTTTAAAGTAGGCACATACACGTCAATTGCTTTTTCAGCATTAACCGTATTGAGTAGTTTTAAAATTTCATTAATATTCTGCATAAAAATATTTACAACTAAGTAAGATTTAATCAATTAACCGAACTCTGAACTACTGGTTGATACGTCTTTAGGGAACCCCGCTATTTGACTTGATACATTAGATTCGGATTGTTCTTTTTGCTGAGTTTTTAAAAAGTATGACCAAAATAACATTTGCTCTGCTGGAGTAATACTATCTAAATACTCTGCCGTAAAACCGGAGTGATGAACTAGATTAAACACTAATTTGTAAAGGTTAGTAAGGTCATCGGTAAATATAAACTTACAGACTTGTAGTAAAGTATGTACATCTGTCGAGACTGGCATATCCACTGAAACACTATCCGCAAAAGGAGATTTAATATAAAGTAGTTTTTGACCAGCTAAATTTATTTCTATATTTTGCATAGATTTCAAAACAGCGTTAAACACTGAAACAGGCAAGTTTTCTACTATACTTAAGCGTGTTTCTATATCTAACCCTTTAAAGTCTGTTTTTATATCCTTTATACTAATGCTATCTATACAGGAGGCAATTTGATAGTAAGGTAGCTGAGACCTATTAATATTTGTGTCGAAAAAGAACTTTTCATGTTGAGCTTTTATAATTGAATGGAACACTATAAAGTCTTCAATTTCAACTATTTTAGTATACTTAAGATTTTCAAGCTGAATGTATAACTCATCGAGTTTGCATGTATAATTAAACTGCTTATTGGTAGCAGCACATGTTACGTTTAATTTTAAGTCAGGACTCACGCAAACAGCTCGAGCATTGAGCAGAAGTAGAAGTTTATCTATAACGTTAACATCCTCCTGTAATATCCCAGGTATAATGTATTCACAAGTGTTATTAAGACAATCTATAAACGCCGAATCGTCCGCGTTATAAAGGGATTTAACTACGTCTCTATACAGTGCTCCACTTAGTTCTCGTGCTCGAAAGACTCTATTATTGAATCCCGGTAGCTTTACGTTAAATGTAAATCCCATTAACTATAATTACCTAATAAACTAACTTAAACCACCCTAGTTAAAAGTTTGGATCAGGACGGCCAAATCCCCCTGCATTAAATCCAGGAACTCTACCAAGTTGCTCTTTTGGTACTATATCTGAATCCGCTCTAGGGTTAGTAATTCTAGGTCCCTCTATAAATACAGATCCAACTTCTCCTAATGTCGCATTAAATGGTTTTGGAGCGGCTGGTAAATTTACTTTTGGTGGAGTATTACTAAATGTTTCTGAAGTTGAAAGAGAATAGTAATTATAAGCCCAGGATGTCTTTATAGTATTGACTGCATTAGTTCCGTAATCATAAGATGTTGGGGTATCAATAGAGATTGGAGCACAATCAAAAAATTTAAATACTTTACGAGGAGTTACTCCGTTACCGTAGGTAGAGAAAAAGATAGCTGTAATAGTGGTCTTTATATTATCAGCGCTGTTAGGCGCGCGCGCTATTAGTCCTAAATGAGAGGTAAATATTATCCAAGGGCGTATCACAAAATCAATAAAAGATTGGTCTGTTTCTAAGAAAGAAATTGCAACAGGCTCTTGTTGCTTACGACTTCTAGTAACTACCCCGTCTAGTAAACCACCTGAAAAATCATCATAAGCGGCCTGCATACCAACTCTACTAACACTAACGCTTTCTACTGGAGGTGTAATACCGTTTGCAAATAAACAAGCTCCAGTATCACCGTTTTTCTGGCTAAACTTAAGAAGATTGCTTGTAGCAGTATCTATATTCCAACCACGACCGCCTGGACGTCCTGGCTCAAAGTACCCTGTAGAGTAATTCTGAACAGCTGTAGGTATAGTTTCAATGCGTATAAAAAAGTTTGAACCTAAAGGTATCGAAAACTCTTTTTGGCCCAATAGCTGCCTGAATAACTCTAGTTCAGAGCTACCATTACCTCCATTAGCTCTTGGTCCTAAAGTTTGCATTAATACTACTTAAATAAATTTTTAAAAGCTTGTTGCGCTTTACCTAAACCAGTAACAGCTCTACCTAGGGTGCCTAATGCTCTACCTGTATTAGAAAGCGTTTTGCCAGCTCTTAATAGACCGCCTGGTTTTGGACGTACTCTTCTACTTCTTCTTAGTTGTGGCATATTTAAAACTCCTTATTAGCTAGCGTCAGTTATCCAATATTGATAAGCAATAGTGACTGGTATTCTTTGTATTGTACCACCAGCAGTTAAGTCAAAGGAAACATCTCCTACTTGGGTAATAAATGCCCCTTGAAGGGTATAAGTTACGAGCGGCTCTAATTGATCATCTACCGTGCACATCTCTATATAATTTTCATCTCTATCTGGTAATTGTAGATTGCCTGTAGAAGTATCTTGAAAATCAAAATTACCTAACATAGTAGATATAAAAACATCTCTTAAAGAAGTACCGTCGCCACGATCTTGTTGAAAGTAAAACTCTACATTCCATGCTTGAGAACCTGGGAATTTAGTCGTGCCTGGTAAATTAAAATCTAGCCCCATAAACGGAACTTGGTTGACAGTTGTCTGCATACTTGGCAATGTAGCAGTACGTAACATAAGAAAGTCATCTTCCCCTAAGCCGCCAGTATCATTAAGTACACTCCAGTCTGTTATTCTTAATTGAAAGTCTCTTGTAAACCCTGTATCTTGAGCAACCGAGTAAAATTCTTGTATTCCTTGTGCTAGTGGCATATATTATATTTAGGTTAAAGTTAGTATTTTTAAAAGACTTTATACAAAACCACCAAAATTAAGATTGGTTTGAGGTGTTCGAAAATTTTGCGCTACGTTTATTTTTTCATCTCCTGCTATAATATATTGAAATGCTAAAGTCATATCCAATGTTAACGGGGTACCAGTAGAGGTAGTATCAAACGATAAGCTACCCACATTAGTCGGGAAGCATCCGACTAACGTATATATTCTATTCTCGATCATATCGCCATTAGTATAATCTATAAGTGCAAGATCTATATTACAGTTAGTCCAGTTAAGGTTTGAGTTATTAGAATGCTCATTATAAGTACCCACGCTCCATTTTTCCAAGAGCTGTCTTAATATATAGTTCCCGTCGCAATAAAATGTAACTCTCCAGCTTTGATTTTCTGGATACTGGGCTTCAAGTGGAACTACAAAATTAAATGCTTTGTATTTAACTTCCCCAGTTTTAATTACTCTTGACGGTATAGTGCCGTCTTTAGCAAATATTAAGAGGTCCCCCATATTACCAGCAAAAAAATCCCCAGCATCTCCACTAATATTTTTTATTCGAAACGCGTTGTTACGAGCGAGACCAAATTTAGTTGCTGCCTGGTAAAAATCCTGTATTTTATAGCCTCGTGCCATTGTTAATACTTAATACTAGGTACATAAAAAAAGCCCTATTTTACTAGGGCTTTGTAAAATAACTTTATATTTTATACGTGTCTCCAATAATGATAAGCAAGTACTGCAGTAAACGTAGTAGGAGCGCCAGTACCGGTTTGATCGTAATCAATAGTGCCTAACTCTTTTATATACGCGCCGTAAAGCTTGTAGGTGTTTAATACTTTATCTTGATCATCAATAAGATCTAGTTGTATTAATTTATCTACCCCGCGTACTGAAAGATCGCCTGTACTGGTTTCATCATTGAATATATCGTTAACTTGCCAGTCTTCAAGCTTCTTACGTAAGACTCCTTTAAGATCGTTACGGAATGTAAGATTCCAGCTATCTGAGCCTGGATAAGTTACAGTACCTGGAACGTTAAAGTTGAGCCCCATGTAGGGCACAGCTTGATTGGAAATGCTACGGCTAGGAAGGTTTTTTGTTGTTGCATAAACAAAATCATCTTCGTTAAACGTATCGTTACCAATGGCGCGCACACGCATCATGAAATCGCGAGAGAACCCGCGTTCTTGTGCAACTCTAAAAAAATCTTGTATTGTTTGGGCCATAGATTTATATATTTAGGTTATTAAGCTTGGAGAAGCTCGTTAAAGTTCTGAGATGTCTTGGTTGCGTAGAAGTTTACCAAGATGAACTCTGCTGTACGTACTGGCTTAATGTAGATATCTACAACAAGAGTATTGTCGTCAATAACATTTGGGGTGTTATTTGTATCATTGCATACAATTAAGTAATCGTATAGACCTTGAGTTGAACGGGCGAGCTCAAACAACGGCGTAATTGTATTGACTAGACGGCCACGTGTGAATGTGGTGTTTGGTTCGAACACAAAGTAGCGAGTAGACTTTTGAGTACCCTTTTCAAGGTAAAGGAATAGACGACGAACGTTAATTCTGTCGAATGCACTTGGAGCCTTAAGTAAGGTCTTTTGACCCATTACTACGTAACCATCAGTCGGGAAGTATACTAATGGATTGAGAGATACTTTATAGAGTAAGTCGCGTTGTTTTTGTTGTGGGTTAACACCGATATCAACCAAACCGTTAATTACGCCGTGGTTTAGACCTGCTG